ATCTGCGCCTGGCGCTCCGTCTTTGCCGTCCGTGCCAGGAACACCCTGTGGGCCCACTGCACCATCTTTTCCCGGTTCGCCCTGCGGTCCTCGCTCTCCATCTTTACCAGAAGCGCCCTGGGGACCCGTGTCACCCTTTGGGCCTTTAATGTTCACCGGTTCCGGGTTGTCCTTCCCGCCGTCATTGGTCCAGCTGATCTCGCCCGCTACGGACACGCTGGGCGTATAAGTGGTGCCATTCACACCCTTACCAATATCCTTGAGCAGTGCCTGCACCTTGGCGTAATAAGACTCCAACTCCGTTGGATCCGGTGCGTCCGTCTCCACAGCTGCCGGGTCATAAGAACCAGGGCGCACATAAAACACGCACGGCTCCGGGCTTATACGCTGCACCAACTGCTCGCCATCCACGGCATAGCCGTAAACGCCCAGGTGGCACATTCCCTCTTGCAGCGGCGGGGCGAAACACTGTCCATCCACCACAGTGGCAAACTGGCCATTCATGCACACCCGCACGACCAGATCGGCGTATGCCGGATCCAGCTCTACCACACAGCGGATCTGATTGACATTCTCAGCTGTCACCGGGTCTTTGTTTTGTAAGATCACCGCCTGCTGGGTGACCTTAATATTTAATGTCTGCATAAAATCCTCCTTTTTGACATAAAAAAACAGCGTGCCTAAGCCGCCGTTTGCAGTTGACTGCAATTTGTATTTTACATGGGAATCACCTCCTGTTTTCTTGCAATCTGCGGGGAAGTGTGGTATGGTGGGGAGTGAAAGGAGAGATGAAGATGAAGTCTAAGGCCAAGGTGCGGATCCTTGTTGTGACCGTTGTAGTGGCGGTGGGGGTCGGTATCGGTGTGTGGGTGCACTATGATCGAGTGCATGATCAGGAGACAGCCAGTCTGGTAGATCACGCTGTATCCAGTGCACTGGCTGGTGTTACTACACAGCCCACAGAGACTACTACAGAACCAGCAGCCACAGAGGCGACCGCAACCACAACAACTACAAAGCCCACAACCACTAAGAAGAAAAAGAAGAAGCATACTACCACGCAACCGCAGGTTGTGTATTATACCTCCCAAGGAAGAGATGTTACAGTACAGCACACAGAGTCAACGACCAAGCAACCCACACCAAAAGTACCAAAAGCACAACAAAATTCAGTGCCATTAGACGCAATTGGTGAAATTATTCATTCAGATGGCGGAGATTACTGGGCGACAGCGACACACCGGGCTGATAGGCACGAAACCATATATGTGGATAAGGCCGGTAGGCATTTCTATTTTGAGCACGGCGATGATTCGACACCAAGAATTTATATTGATTAACAACCTTTAAGCGGCTGTTCCAGTGCGGAGCAGCCGCTTTGCTGTTTATTGCAATTTTGCTTTCAGCGCGTCCACCTCGGCCTGCAAAGCGTCCAGTTGCTTCTTTTGATCTTGGATCAACTTAAGCATTGCCGGTATCATGATACGATCTTGCCAGCTTTCCGGCCGTCCATCTTCATCATAAATCACTGCATTAGGATAGTGCTGGGCCAAATCCTCTGCCACCAAGCCGATTTGTGTGCCACCGACCAGCTCTTTGTCCCGACACTCCGGTTTGTAATTGTACTGGCTTACCTGCACATCATACAGCCCAATAGGATCCAGAGACGGATCTTCCAACGGCTTAACGTTTTCCTTGTACCGTGCGGAAGAACTGGCAGTTGTAATAACACCGCTGGTGTTGACCACTAAGGGAACCGTTCCGCTGACCGCTTTGAAATTGAGCTTCACATCTCCACGCGCTACTACATTGCCATTAACAGTCGTATTACTGTTAAGATAAATACTGCTTCCAAATAAATACAACCGATTGTCCCCGCCATTTGCACTTAATACAAATCCACCAGCAGATTCGATCGTATCTCGTACAGCTTCTGATCCATCAAGGGTCCAATTTAATGAACACAGTTTGAAGCGCGTCGCGGTTCTGTT